TGTTGGCAAGCCCACTAGGATTCGAACCTAGATCTTCCGGGTTGGAGCCGGAAATCCTACCGTTGAACGACGGACTCACTGGTACCCTCGAGAGGATTCGAACCTCCACCCGAACGCTTAGGGGGCGCTTGCTCGTCCATTGAGCTTCGAGGGTATGGCGGAGCCTGCACGGACTCGAACCTGCACGGGTGTTACCCCTTCACTGTTTTCAAGACAGCTAACCGCACCTATGGGAGGCTCCGTATTGGCACCCCTACGGGGATTCGAACCCCGGTCGCCAGGCTGAGAACCTGGCATCCTAGACCACTAGACGATAGGGACACTGGCGGTGCTGAAGGGGATCGAACCCTCTCCAACTGTTAGACAGACAGACGTGCGGCCACTACACCACAGCACCGTGGCGGAAGGACAAGGGATCGAACCTTGGCAGGCTTTCACCTGACTGCCGGTTAGCAACCGGGTGCCTTACCTCTCGGCCAGCCTTCCGCGTATGTGGTAGCCCTCCCCGGATTCGAACCGGGATCCTTCCCGTCTTGAGCGGGACGCCTCTGCCAGTTGGGCTAGAGGGCTTTGGTGCCGCCAGTCCGATTTGCACGGACACTGACCGGGCTTCAACCGGGCGTGCTACTGCTGACACTACAGCGGCGTTGGTGGGGCAAGTGAGATTCGAACTCACACTGGGCGGATTCTGACTCCGCTTCCTCTACCAGTTGGGATACAGCCCCTTGGGGTAATCGCTGGGACTCGAACCCAGTTACCGGGAGTCACAATCCCGTGCCGCAACCCGTTTGGCTTCGACCACCATGGAGCCCCTGCTAGGAGTCGAACCTAGACCATCTGCTTACAAGGCAGACGCTCTTCCCAAGAACGAGGGCTTGGCACCGCGTGCCGGATTCGAACCGGCGTCGTCGGGATTGAAAGTCCCGCATCCTGGACCACTAGACGAACGCGACTTGGTACTCCTGGGAGGACTCGAACCCCCGGCGCGCTGGGTGTAAACCAGCCGTTCTAGCCGCTGAAACTACAGGAGTATGGAGCTCCAGCAGGGAGTCGAACCCTGAGATGCTGATTACGAAACAGCAGCCCGACCATCGGACAAGAGCTTGGCTGGCACGCCTGGATTCGAACCAGGCCCGGATGGTTAACAGCCAACCGTGCTACCGCTACACCACACGCCAGTGCATTTGGTAGGTCCGGAGGGAGTCGAACCCTCAATCCGCATGGGCAACAGCCTCTCAGACTGCCGTGTATACCATTCCACCACGGACCTATGGTTGCAGCCGGGGGAGTCGAACCCCAAGAGGAGGGGTATGAACCCTCCGTGATCTCCGGACCATAACGACTGCGATGGAGCCTCACCAGGGAGTCGAACCCTGCCTGCCTCAATACCAATGAGACGTGCTGCCGCAACACTTGAAAGGCGTTGGTACTGCGACTGGGGATCGAACCCAGACCTCCACCTTGGCAAGGTGGCATCCTGGCCGTTGAGACGACCGCAGTATGGAGAGTCCGGTGGGACTTGAACCCACAACTGAGAGGGTAAGAACCTCCCGGTTTACCGTTAGCCTACGGACCCTTGGTAGGGAGAGTGAGAGTCGAACTCACGACTACGTGCTTCCAAGGCACGTCGGTTGGCCGCTACCGTACCTCCCTATGGCACCCACTGAGGGAATCGAACCCCCGTTCTCTTGGTTCGAAGCCAAGCGCCTTCTCCACTAGACCAAGTGGGTGTGTGGAAGCCTCGGTGGGACTCGCACCCACTTCAGCCGGGTTGCAGCCGGCACCTTCGACTCTTCAGATCGAGGCTATGGTGGACCCCCAGGGACTCGAACCCTGACCTTCCTGCTTGCAAGGCAAGTGTGCTTCCGTTACAACCAGAGGCCCAAGATGTAACTCCACCAGTGGCGAGTTACGTATGTGGTACTCCGTGAGGGACTCGAACCCTCAACTTCTGCTTGGAAGGCAGACGTGTTAGCCGTTGGACACCAACGGAGTTTGGCACACCCCCAAGGATTCGAACCTCGATCTGATGGTTCAGAGCCACCTGTCCTGCCCTTGAACGAGGGGTGTGTGGCACCTACGGAAGGAATCGAACCTTCATCTGCGGCTTCGCAGTCCGTCACTCTCTCCATTGAGCTACGTAGGTATGGTGGGTGCAGAGGGATTTGAACCCCCACAGCCGTTAGACCACTGGTTTACAGCCAGCTCCCCTGACCCATGAGGTCTACACCCATCTGGTAGCCCACCTGAGAGTCGAACTCAGCGATACCACGTTATCAGCGTGGCCCCGTCAACCGGCTGGGTCGCGGGCTATGTTTCTCAGCCCCGAATTGTAGGAGCCGGTCCCAAAGGAGTCAATGGAACCGGCTCCCGCAGAGGAGGAGGAGATGAACCCCGTAAGGGAACTTCTCGTGACACGATAGTAACACGAGTGTCAACCCTTGTGTATCATGGGGAGAGAAAGGAGGTGTCGGTTGACACTTCGAGAACAAGACCCGGTCGTCGTCATCACGAAGGGTGACGAAGACGAGTCGGTATCGCTCGCGGGATCTCGCCAGGTCATCGGTATCGCTCGCGGGATGATGCCGCGAATCGGTGACAAGGTCGCATTCAAGAGCAAGCTGTGGGCAGTCACTGACATCGTGTGGCATACGACCGCGATGATGAACTACGAGCCGATCGCCACGGTCGCACTCGGACTGGTCATGGGCGAAGAGAAGGAAGAGGGTCCTGATGGCGCTGCGTGATCGACTCAGCGCATACATGCGAGATGGCAAGACGGTCCACTCCCTCCAGGCGACACTCCAGGGTGGTGAGGTCCGACTCCACGAGCCGAACGGGAGAGACTCCATGTATCGTCTCGAGGAACTGAACTCTGTCGGTGATGTGATGCGGACGTTCTACATCCACAAGGACGAGATCCAGGCCATCGTTCGCGACAAGGCCCCGAAGTCGAAGAAGTGAGCGGCGAGTACACCGAGCTCATCGGCCCTCTGTATGGGAGGGTCGGTGGGCTGCCGGTCATCGTCGTTGGGACGACCGTCATCGACGGCAAGTCCGAGTGGGTGTATATCGATGACGATGGCGTCGTCCACACATGCCAACTCCAGTCCCTCACCGTCGATCTCCGGTTCCGTGAAGATATGTGGCACGACGTCAGCCCGACGATCGTCCCACCCGGAGAATCAGACATTGAATAAGATGGACATCCTGACCGTGCGTGATTTTCGCGCACGGTTCTCTACTCTTACTGAGCCGGTACAAGTCATCCGTGCACGTGGCAAGGTAGAGATCCTTGGCACGTGGTATCCAGAAAGCGTGACTGACAGCACACCCGTGCGCTATCCTGACGACGCGAAGGCATCGCCGCCCGAACGGTCGGGTCATACGAAGCGTAGTTAGGCATGCCCTGACATGCAGTATTCGTACACTTCCAGCGTCCCATTCGAGACGACGCATCGTGCGTACTACCCAGGTCGATGCAACCTCAAGCATGGTCACAGGTTCGTCCTGAGCGCGACCGTGCGCTTTGACCAGATGGACAAGGGCATCCCGCGAGGGACGTTCTATATCGACGAGCGGCTGTCGGCTCTTGCCGAAGAGTTCGACCACCGCGACCTCGATGACCAGTTGCCGGTCCAGAGCGAGATGGGGTTCACCGTCGTCCAGTTGGCAGCGTACTTCTGGGAGCGGCTCGCTGGAGAGTTCAAGAACCTGTACGAGGTATCGGTCGACGATGGGTCAGGCGCATGCGGAACAGTGACGACAAGCTAGACGTCTTCATCGTCGCGGTCGGCTCTCTCGAGCCGAACCCGTGGAATCCGAACGAGATGGACGAGGCGACCTTCCAAGCGGAGGTCGCTTCCATCTCTGAGTTCGGGTTCATCGTCCCTGTCATCGCTCGCTCTGTCGGCAAGGGGCGTTGGCAGATCATCGACGGCTTCCATCGCTGGAAGGCAGCGAAGAGCCTTGGATTCGAAGAACTTCCCATCGTCCAGATCGACGTCGACGACGATGAGGCGAAGGAACTGACGATCATCCTGAACGAGACGCGGGGGCGGGCGAACCCAGAGAAGCTCGCCGTTCTTGTCAGGGATCTCGCGACTCGGCGCGACCGTGCACGACTCGACGACATCCTTCCGTTCAACAGGGGTTACCTTGACCAGATGCTCTCCGTCAGGAGCGATATCGACTGGTCGGAGCTCGAACAGCGCCGCTCGAACCTCGAGGAGCGCCGGGAGGATACAGAGAAGTGGGTCGAGAAGACGTACCGCATGCCCGCCGCCGCAGCGCTGGTTATCGACGAGGCTATCGAGAAGGTCAAGGAACTGGAGGACGTCCCACAGGACTGGCGGGCGCTGGAGATGATCGCAGCGGACTTCCTGGGGACCTAGTCATCCTTTGCTTCGACTGCGGGTTCTCGACTGACGATTTCATCGTCTTCAACATGCATCGGATGATCTGCGATGAGCGCACCACACAAGTATGACTACGACACCCTGGAGCGTGCGTACGTTCAGGGGTCGATGTCCATCAGGCAACTGTGCAAGGAACAGGGCATCGCCACGTTCAGCACGGTCGCCGCATATGCGCGCAGGAACAACTGGGACGAGAAGCGCGAGCGATTCCAAGACCGTCTCCGAGAGGCAGAGACGAAGGCAGTGGTCACCAAGCGGGCAGATGCGCTCGCTGCCTCTCTGGATGATTCCGTCAAGGTCGCCCACAAGGCTGTCTACCGATTCCTGGACTCTCTAGAGGACAGGTGGATCCAGCATCCGAACGGTGGTGAGCCTATCCTCATCCCGGCACAAGAGATCTCGGCACGAGAGTTCACCGAGATCGTCAAGACGCTTCAGTTGCTTGCTGGCCAGCCTACCTCGCGTGATGCGCATGTTGGTGTCAACATCACTGGCGAACTTGACGCCGGTCAAGTAAGCATGGAGTTCCTGCGTGACATCGCCAACATCGCCCGAGAACGAGGGGCTGGGACAGGAACAGTTGTCTCAAGCCCTCTCCCTCGCATTGAGGGGGCTCGCAAGGTCAACTGAGGGTACTGAGGGAGTAGAGGCATACGGTGAGTATGTCTTCGGGTATGAAGCCGCTGCCCACCACAAGGACATGCTCTCCTTCATCCTCGAAGCCCTGTTCACTCGCCAGAACAGCGTCCTTCTAGAGCCACGCGGAGCGGCCAAGACGACCTGGGCCAACACCATCCTCCTGTCGTGGCTGACGAGCATGTACCCCGACCTTCGTATCGGGCTCATCAGCAATACGGCCACGCAGGCCCTCGACTTCTCTCGAGCCATCCGGTTCACCCTCGAGTCGAACGAACGGCACCGAGAGATCTTCGGAAACTGTGTCTCCAAGGAAAAGTGGAGGGACATGGAATGGCTGCATCGCGATTCCAAGTGGCACGGTTCCAAGGACGTCACCGTCTTTGCGGCTGGTACTGGTGGACCCATCATCAGCAAGCGCTTCGACGTGCTGATCTGCGACGACATCCTGGACGAGGAGAACTCAGCGACCCCGGAAGCGAGAGAGAAGGTCGCGAACTGGTTCTACCGGACGCTGCTCCCGTGTCTGACACCTGACGGAGTCGTCATCGTCATCGGGACGAGGTGGGCCGAAGAGGATTTGTACGAACAGCTCTTCACGCCGGTAGAAGACGGCGGCAAGGGCTGGCGCATGAAGCGCGTGAAGGCTCTTGAGGAGGACGAAGAGGGCAACCTGACGTCCTACTGGCCCGAACACTGGCCGGTGGAGAAGTTGCTCGAGATGCGCATCGGGCTTGGCACGCCGATGTTCATGTGCGCCTATCAGAACGACATCAGCGGCATCATGGCCGGCGATGTCTTCCAGAAGCGGTTCTTCCAGTACTTCGACTCGATGGACCAAGTTCCAGAGGGGTCGACCATCATCATGGGAGTCGACCTGGCGTCATCCGAGAAGGAACGGGCCGACTACACGGCCAGGGTCACATCGGCGCGTGCGCCGAACGGTGACTTCTACGTCCTGACGTACTACCGAGATAAGCGAGAACACAGCCACGCTGAGTTCATCCGTGACGGATACAACGCCTTCGGAGCGTCGTTGGTCGTCTGTGAGAATCAGCAGTTCCAGTCAACGCTCATCCAGGAGGTGATGCGGGATTACCCGTACATCCCCATCGAAGGCAAGCCAGCAGACCGAGACAAGACGACTCGTGCACGCGCTGTAGCCGCGAAGTACGAGGCTCACAAGGTCTACCACCACAAGTCGCTTCAAGACACCGATTTCGAGCGCGAACTCCTGTCATTCCCGAAGGGGCATGACGATCTGGTGGACGCACTCGGATATAGCATGGATCTTGGCGGCGGCGGGATGATCTTCGGCTCACTCGACAGGAGGGGCAACCGTGGACGACGAAATGGATGACTTCACCGTCATGTTCCGCAATGGTCCACGCCAGGTCGCTCCACATGTCAAGGCGATGCTCGAAGATGCTGGCGTCATGACCATCCGCTACACCTACGAACAGGCGATCGCGATCGCGAATGAGACGTTCGTCGCTGACCACGTCTTCAACGTGCAGAGCGCCCTGCTTCAGGACCACTTCAAGGAATACGATTCATGAGGTATCGAGATCTACTCGACCCTGGGGCGAGCGGCGCTAAGGCAAGGTCGTCACTCCGGTCTACGCTGCCTGGGTTCACCCGAGCGCGTAAGACCGACCCTAACCGGGTGCCGAATATGGCCGCTGCGTCCATGACGATGACCCAGAACCAGATCGTCGGCAAGCCGAACGTCGGGATCTTCCGGAACTGGGCAGAACACTCCGAATGGGTCCGTGCGGCACTCAATATCCGACGCGACCAGGTGGCAGCCGCAGAATGGGTCGTCGAGCCCATGGACTGGGAGAAGCCATGGGACAAGGACTTGGCTGCCCAGATCACCATCCTGCTCAAGGAGCCGAATCCTATCTTCGAGGAGTGGCGTCCGTTCATCCAGGCCGTGACTGAGGACTTGCTGGTCCTCGATTCTGGTGTCATCGAGAAGGAACGCACCATCGGGGGCGATATCGCCTATCTGCATCCCGTCGATGGCGGGACGATCCGCGTGAACCGCTTCTGGAACGGCCCAGAGGACGACCCACGCTACTACTGGTTCCCAGACCACCAGATGAGGGCCACATTCCCGAACGAAGACCTCATCTACATGCAGGCGAACCCGATGACGTACCGGGTGGTCGGTTTGGCCCCCCTGGAGACGCTCCGACAGGTCATCGACGCCGAATTGAGCGGCCAGAACTACAACGCACGCCAAGTGAAGGCTCCAGCGCCTGATGGCATCCTCGATCTTGGCGAACAGGCGCGTTCTGACATGGTCGACGACTTCAAGCGCTACTGGAACGCAGAAGTGGCCGGTAGGGGCGCGATGGCGTTCATCGGCGGGACTAAGAACGCCAAGTTCATGCCATTCCGCTCGAATAACCGCGAGATGCAGTTCCTCGAGTGGCAGATGTACCTCGCACGCAAGATCGCAGCCGTCTTCGGCATGTCATTGCAGGACTTGGGCATCCCACTCGATACGAACCGTGCTACGGCCCAGGTCACGTCGGACCAGACCGACGACAGGGGCTTGCGTCCTCTCTTGGGCCTTGTACAGTCGTACATGACCCGAGAGGTCGTCCATGATCGCTCATTCGGTGGGCGAGACAACAACTTGGCCTTCAAGTTCACCTCTCTCAACCTTCGAGAGTCGATGAATCGGGCGAATGTCAACCGTAACGCGATGGCTGGCGCACCATGGGTGAAGCTGGATGAATCGCGGCGTGGAGAGGGGCGTGCGCCGGTCGGCGGCACGCTTGGCGACTCATTCTTGGCTGCGATCGGCGGTACCATCGTCCGATTCCAGACAGAAGAAGACATCCCAACGGCCCGAGAAGTCATCGAGGCCAAGAGCGCACCGGCTGCACCGCCGGAACCGAAGTAGGAGCGACATGGTTGCAACACTCACCGTTCGTGTGTACACGAGTACGAACGCGGGCACTGAGTCGAGCTCTGTCACTGGCATCGACTTGATCTCGGCTGACAACGACACGAACTCACTCGGCAATCGCCAGACGTACCCCATCACCGTGGGCACTAACTCATACGAGAAGTGGCTCAAGCTCAAGGTCGATGCTGCGCCAGACAACGCAGTCACCAACTTCCTTGCCTGGATGGACGGAGCCGTGGACTCATCCACGACGCTGTACGTCACAGGAGACTACGTGACCGGCACGACGCCGGTCGCCACCACATCCACGATCGCGACTGAAGACTTCACGAACTACACGAGCGGCAACAAGCTGACGTGGGACGCTGGTTCGTATTCAGCGACGAATGACACGACTGACTATCTCGTCCTCCAGCTTGCGGTAGACTCGGATGCGAATCCGGGCAACTGGACGCAGGAGACTGTCTCCTACTCGTACGACGAGACTTAGTCTGCGTGAAGAGGCCCCAAGCGTCCGGGGCCTCTTTACCTTTGTCCCGAAAGGGGGAGTAGTGGGCAAGCTTGCTGACGCGATCGCCTCATCTGTCGTCAAGAAGGGTCCCGTCTGTGATACGGGGAATCTCATCGACGTCATGGACCAGGAGGACGCAGCGGACCTTATCGCTGCACTCAAGGACAAGGGGATCGCAGCAACCATCATCCAGGCCAAGCTCGACGAGTTCGGCTATCAGGTAGGAGTGACGTCTCTCCGAAGGCATAGGAACCGTCTTCTTGGCAAGGGGGATGCCTGCTCATGCGACGTCGCCTGAAGGATGCCATCAATGAGGCACAGGCTGAGAGGGAGGGCCGTGACCCTCTCGTTCTAGAGCTCGAGCGGACAGCGCAGGAACTCTGGAACTCCGGGGTCGACTTCAGGGTCCAGAACGGACAGGTCTACCTTGGTGAGCGTGCCGCAGAACACGAGGCGACGATCGACCTCGGTACCACTAACAGGATGAAGTTGGGCATCGTCTCTGACACCCACTTCGGCTCTCGGTTCGAGCAGTTGTCTGCCCTCAAGGACTTCTACCGCATCGCGGAGGAAGAAGGGGTAGACGCATTCATCCACGCTGGTGACTTGGTGCAAGGAACGCCGAAGATGCACAGGGGGATGGAGCATGAGGTCCATCTGCACTCTGCTGACGGCCAGATCAACTACACCATCGACGTATACCCAGAGAGCGACCTCCCGACGTACTTCATCACCGGGAATCACGACGACTCGTTCATCAACGAGTCTGGGACGAACCCGGTACGAGCAGTCACGAACGCTCGACCGGAGTTCCACTACGTGGGCCAGGATGCCTCGTATCTCAACATCGATGGGCTGCGCATCTACGTCGTCCACCCATCTGGTGGACTGAGTTACGCCAAGTCCTACCGACCGCAGAAGATCACCGAAGCCATCCCCATCGACAAGCGCACCCACATCGTCATCATCGGCCACTACCATACGTATGGCGTGTTCAAGGTGCAGGAGACGATCGCCGTGATGGAGCCCTGCTTCCAGGGCAGTTACCCATGGCTCATCCGCAAGGGCCTGTATCCGACCATCGGCGGCCATATCATGGACATCGAATACGACGACGACAGGATCACGAGGATCTCACACACGCTCGTCGACTATCCAGAGAAGGAAGACGACTTTGACACGCTCGCCAGTTCGCGCTGGCAGCGACCTGGGGCTGTGTAGACGACCGCTAAGTGTTCATTCTCAGACCGAGATTGAATGCTTACGGATACACGGAGTGCGACTCTCCGTCAGCTCCACCAGCATTCACCCAGCCCCGGAGGAAGCGCCCACCCCTCCGGGGCTTTCCTGTACTATCCGGCCATGTCACTCATCGTTGTCACGCCATCGCGTGGTCGACCACAGAAGGCTCTAGAGTCGTACGAGAAGTTCTTGGAGTACAAGAGCCTCGAGGACACGAAGATGGTGTTCGTCGTAGACAAGGACGACGATACGTTCGACGAGTACGTCAAGACCATGGTCCCGATCGTCTCGTATGACCACTCAGGCGGTGGGATGGGGCCACCCATGAACGCAGCCGCAGCCGACCTGGCTCCGATGTATGAAATCGTGGGGTTTCTCGGTGATGACCACCGATTTCGCACACGATATTTTGACGAGCAGATCGAGACGGCACTCGCGGGTGGTGGGTTCGCCTATGGCAACGACCTCGCACGCAAGGACATCCCGACACAGGTCTTCATCACCAGCGACATCATCCAGGCCCTCGGCTACTTCTGCCTTCCGGGTGCATACCACCTGTACCTTGACAACACGTGGGCTGACCTTGGGAATGGCGCTGAGTGCCTCTACTACCTCCCCGACACCATCATCGAGCATGCCCACGCGTTCTATGGCAAGGCGCAGATGGACGAGGGATACGAGCGCGTCAATCACCCGAGCATGTACCAGCATGACGCGCAGATCTACCGCAAGTGGGTAGAGTCAGGTCAACGGGAACGAGACATCGAAACAGTGAGGAAGTGCCTCTAATGGCGAAGATGACGGTAAGGCAGACCTTCGACGAGATCTACCGAGAGAATAGGTGGAACGGGACAGACTCAAGGTCGAACGGCCCAGGCGGGACCGTATACGCGAGGAGGTTCGTCGCCCCAGCCATCGCTGACCTCGTCAGCAACCTTGGCGTCACGTCCGTGCTTGATGTCGGGTGTGGAGAGACATACTGGCAGCCGGAACTCCCCGGTTACATCGGGATCGACGTCAGCAGTGTCGCCATCGAGGCAGCGAAGGAGCGTCATCCAGACTGGGACATCCGCCTCTGGTCCCCGAATGATGAGCTGCCGGTCGCGGAGTTCGTCATCCTGCGGCACGTCCTCCAGCACATGACTCCGAGTTCCGGAAAGACCCTCGTCGAGCGAATCAAGGACATGGGGGCTGCATATCTCGCGGCCACGACATACGACAACGGCGACAACGGGGCCGGGTTCGAGCGTCCGATCGTCGAGGGTGGTGGCTATTGGCCAGACCTTCGAGTCGAGCCATTCGGGCTGGGAGAGCCGTCCGTTTCCATCGAGGACGCAGCCAACCCCAGGCCGAAGCAGATGGGTGGTCGACTGGGCGTGTGGACCTTGCTGTGAACGTCCTTATCACCGGAGCCGCTGGGTTCCTCGGAAGGCACTTCACGAAGTTCCACATGGACAAGGGAGACAAGGTTCTAGCGGTCGATAACATGTCGAGTCCGTACGCCGTCTACGAGACGTGGGTCACGGAACTCGATGTCCGTGACCTCGTAGAGGAATACACCGCAGACGCGTTCGACCGCATCTACCACTTCGCGGCCCTCGTCGGTGGGCGAGAGAAGATCGAGATGGACCCGCTCTTCAATGCGGACTCGCTCGAGCTCGACTCCATCTTCTTCAGGTGGTGCGCCGCAGACCCTCCGATGGGTCCGGTCGTCTATCCGTCGTCATCGGCTGTCTACGGCGTCCGACACCAGGGCGTTGACGGTGAATCACTCGACGAGCATCTCTTTCACCCGTCTCAACTTCGCTGGGACTCCCCAGACGAGGTCTATGGGTTCGCGAAGATGGCGGGCGAGTTCTTGGCCATGAAGGCAGCGGGATACGGGGTGCACACACTGTGTATCCGTCCGTTCAGCGGCTACGGCGAAGACCAGAGCATGGAATACCCGTTCCCATCGATCGCACGACGCGTCAAGCGACGTGAGGACCCGTTGCTCATCTGGGGGCATGGCGAACAGGTCCGTGACTTCGTCCATGTCGACGATATCGTCGGGGCGACCGATGCGAGGCTCAATGGGACGCTTCGCGGGTATGACTCGATGAATATCGGCACTGGTATCGGCACGAACTTCCTCGACCTTGCGTCACAGATGGCATTCATCGCCGGATACGCCCCGAACATCGAAACGATGCCAGACAAGCCGATCGGCGTCCTTCACCGTGTCGCTGACGTGACCAACATGTTCGACTACTACATCCCACAGGTCACACTCGAGATGGGCATCAGGAGGGCCCTGGGTGAGTGAAACGAGCGGCTTTTCGCTCCCTCTAGAGGACGCGATCGAACTCTCAGGGCTTCCGTACCCACCATATGAGCCGCATCGCGATATCACGTTCGCCATCGTCGTCTGGAATGATGCGGGCCGGCTGGATGCTCTCTTGCGTCATGTAAGGCCACACTTCGAGACGCTGGCCGTCGTCGTCCAGGAATCGCCGGATGACACGCTCCAAGTCGCCCGAAACTTGGCCGATATCGTCATGATCGACAACTGGCGTGGATATGGCGACAAGTCCTTCGGGCCGATCCTCCTTCCGCAGATCTCTACGCGATGGACCTTCAAGTGTGATGCGGATGAGTGGCCCGACCAAGAGTTGCTCGATTCGCTCCATCTTGCGAGGTGGGATGCCCAGCGGAGGGGCATCAAGGGAGTGTGGGTGCGCTTCAGGTCGTGGATCGAGGACAACGAGTACGAGGAGCAGCACTCTCATCTTCGCCTCTTCGAAACAGAGGTCGGATGGCCAAGCACACTGCACTCGCGCCCACCGGTCGACAACGGCATCATCTGGACATCTGGCCACATCCACCACAGGCGTTCTCTTGACGAGATGATCCTCGACTACCTGAGTTACTACCGGGTGGGCAAGGGAAATGTCGGATGGGACGCCCACAACAAGTTGATGATGCGCTCCGCAACGAGTGGCGTTGCGAAGAGCAAGGGATGGTCGTACGTGAAGTCGTACGCATGGTGGCCAGATGTCTTGGCTATCGCGTACGATGGCGTGGACCCGGAGAACATGACCGGCTAGGATAACTGCTGGCCATAGTGGCCAGAAGGAGAACCAATGGCAACCGTTACCATCCGGTACGAGGATGACACCTCGAACCCAGTGGCGACCCTCACTGCCGTTCACATCAACGCCAACTCTGTCGACGGTGTGGATGAGACGACGAATGCAGAGGTTCGCTACTACCTGAGTGCAGAGTGCACTGGCCAGGACACCGCAAAGTCACCGCAGTTCAGCGGCGACTTCGAGTGGGACGGATGGGTCTTTCCCGCAGCGGGAAGCTGGACCCTCCATCTTCGCCAGGTATCTGATGACTCGTCAGTAGCCGACCTCGCAGTGACCGTGGACGCCGCTTAGGGATCACTCCCGGCTACAGGAGAAGAATGGGCGAACTCAACGTCCTCTCTCGGTCAGAACGACCGATCGGAACCATCGCTACCCTGTATCAGGGGATGGTCGCAGGCGAGACACTTGTTTCCTATATGCGGATGGACACCACGTTCGCCCGTGGGCGCGACCCCGACGTCTTGTACGTCAAGGGGTCGCAAGTCCCTGCCCAGCGTAATGCCGCAGTCCACCGGATGCGTGGCGACTGGCTCATCTTCATCGACTCCGATATGGAGTTCGAGCCCGACTCCGTCAAGCGCTTGGTAATCTCCTACGAGGTACTGAGGGCTAAGGTCGAAGGACCGGTCATCTTGGGTGGGTTGTGCGTTCGAAGGTATCCACCGTACCAGCCGACGATGTTCAGGGCGGTGGACATGAACGACGGCCCATTTCGCGTGATCGAGGAGTGGGGTGATGTTGACTACGTCGAGTGTGACGCGACGGGAATGGCGTTCGTCCTCATCGAGCGAGCTGCATTCGAGGCCATCATGGGTGGCCCGATGCCAGAACTCGAAGAGCGGACGCAGCTCCATCCTTGGCCCTACTTCGAGTGGATCGGTCAGATGGGCGAAGACCTTCGCTTCTGCCTCAAGGCCAGGGCCGCAGGAGTACGGGTCTTCGTCGACCCCTCCATCAGTATCGGTCACGTGAGCCAAGTGGTCGTCGACGTCAATGACTTCTGGCGACACATGGCGACCAGGGATGAGAAGTCGTTCTCTGACAACAAGACCGTGAACGACCACTTCGGCCTTCCAACGCTGACACGAGAGAAGGCTGTTGAACTCCTCGGTTGATATCCGCGATATCAAGTGGTCTGGTGACGCCCCTGTCTTCTTGGTCCATCGACGCTGGAGGAGGTGGCGTCGAAAGGAGACGTTCTTCAAGGAGAACGGCAAGCCATACAAGAAGTGGGTCGTCTACAAGAAGCTCCGCACCAACATCATCGACCTCAACGAGCGAGGATGGATCGACAGGCGTGGGTATCTGCTGAAGTTCAGCGGTGTCCTCATGCTCTGCGCCAAGGAGCGCATCAACACGACCGGTATCCGGCTCCCCTTGGCATCCGTATCTATCGGCCCTGGCGAGGTAGCGTTCTGCTATCGTCACGTCGTCAGCCTTGTCTATATCTCGAACGACGGTCCACAACAGCAAGTCCCGACATACGTTCTGGGCAAGGAAGGACCGCGAGGTAGGTATGGCGTGGCTGTCTTTCCTAATGGTATGGTTGTCCCGCTTTCCGACGTGGATCGGATTGGTGACGTCATCAACAAGGGTTACCTCTAGGAGAGGGCCTGGTTCTACAGCCTCCTAGGAGCTCAACCCGATGGCTATTGCCGACGATTTCGAGATCCAGGCCGATAAGGACATCCGGTACACGGGCTCGACTGCCAACTACACGGTTCTCGAGTTTCACCAGTGGCTCCAGGATGCTGCCGATGACGCGGCTGGAACTCCGGACGACTACATGGACATCACGAAGGCCACGCCTTCTGACAAGTCGTTCGACACCATCATCAACCTCATCAACGGGTACAACATCGACGACACCACTGCGCAGCATCTGTACAACGGCTCGATCATCCAGTACGGCGGTGACGAGATCTACGATGGCTTTGCGGTCGTTGCCCCTGCTGGTGTGTACGTGTACGCACTCCAGGATGGCGCAGTCGTGACCCCGAACTTCTGGACGACCGGACTCAACGCCGATGCTGGCGCTGGCCTCTCGCACCAGTTCATGCTCAAGGTGCGCACTGGTGGTCAGGACATCGATGGTCGACGCCTCATCTTCATGACCCGTGAGTTCAACTACACGTACCTCGAGTACACCGTGAACGGCTCTGCCCGTGGTGTGAACGTGGTGCCGTTCACCGGTTGGACCGACGACCTCTTCAACCAGACCGCTTCTGGCTCGATGACCTCGAGCCCGTACAGCGATGTCGCCCTTGACAACGTCGGCTACACGCCGCTGGACGTCAATGCCGACCTCGCCAACGAGTACTACTACGCCGAGTGGGACCTCAACGGAGCGTCCGTGCAGAACGGATACGAGCGCTGGAAGTACCTCACCCGACGTGGCGAGACGAACACTCTCTATGGCCTTCCTGGCGAAGTCTTCCGTGGCATCACCCATGAGATCACCGTAGACAACGGCAACGGTGGCACTTGGGTCGAGCCAGAGGAAGTGACGTGGGCCACTGGAACGGGCCAGTTGCTGGCGGTGAACAACACCACCGCTGCATCGGCCACGATGATGTGGATCCAACTCCTGACCGGTGTCGCTCCGACCGATGGCCAGACCATCAGCGGCGCGACTGCCACGAATGAGGTCAACGTGACGGTCGATACCGTCGCCGTGTCTGCTCCGTTCTGCGGAACCTCGACCGGCGCGAACATCATCGGTGCATATGGCTTCGGCATCCAGCCGACAGACATCGCTACATCCGATACCTTGACCGCCCTCGATGGCTTCCCGTACAGCCCACCGAACTATGTGACCTTCACCGTTGGTGGCTTGGCGACAGGCGAGGACTATGTCTTCGTGGCACCGCTTGGATACCGCTTCCAGTACGACAACGAGGGCGGCACTCCACCGTTCGTCGTTGGAGAGACTCTGACGTTCAGCACGCCAGCAACGGCTGTGGTGGCCCAGGTCATCGACTGGGGCGCATACGGTGAACTCACGACCGGCCCGATCCTGACTGGAACGCTCCCGTTGAACAACGACACGTTCACTGGTGGCACCAGCAACGCGACCGGCGACGTGAACGGTACGGTGGTACCGGACGCGAACCTCCGACAGTTGATCCTCAATACATCGCTCTCAGCGACCAACGAGACTGCTGTGGTGGTCACCACGTCCATCCCGACAGATACCCCGTCAAGCGGGACCATCCGCGTTCAGCGTGATAACGGTGTCTACTCGAGGATCCCGTACTCGTCATGGTCGAGCAGCACGTTCACCATCGGGTCAACGGACTTCTCGTCGAACAACGCGACTGCGCCGAGCAACGTGTTCATCTCCTACATCGACACGATCTGCGGGTCTGATGAGGAATCGTTCGTTGGCATCTATGCAGCCAACAGGAGCTTGTTCATCAGGGTTCGCGACGGAGGTGGGTCACCGATCAAGACCTTCGAGTCGACCGGTACTCTCACGAATGCCGGTGGTACAGCGACCGCCGTTCGAACTTCGGACGCCGCTTCGTAACGGGTGGGGGGGCGCAAGCCCCCCTCCTCCACCCTGGAGGTGCTAAATGGCAACCCCTACACTGACCCTGATCAACAACGGTGGTCTGACTGACGGCGTACTCAGTAACGCCGACACCAACACGGGGTGGACCGACCTCACCACCCCTGACCCGGACATCAAGGTCCAGGGAACGAACTCGGCCAGCGGTATCGGTCGTGCCAACAACGAAGACGAGTACTACGACAGCACGACCGCTCCAGTGACTGCTGCTGGCAAGGTGTGGCGTTGGTGGACTCAGAACGTCAACGTTCCGTATATGGGCACGCTCGCCGGGGCAGACCCGTACGAGATCCTGTTCTACGACGGAACGACGACGACCCGAAGGGCATATCTCGGCTCTGACACCTATGAGGGTGGATGGGTCTATGTCTTCCAGGACATGGACCTCGTGACTACCGGAAACGGGTGGACCAACAACATCACGCTGGCGAACGTCCGACGCTGGGGTCATACGACCGGCCACACGGTTAACGCCAAGAACGCCATCAACGTCTGGGGCGACGTGATGCGGTACATGGATGGGTACTACATCACTGGTGGCTCGTCCGGTGACAAGGTACTGCTCTCGAACGTATTCGCCGTCGACATGAGCAACACCTATGCCTATGGCATCGTCCAGCGAAGCCGTGGCGTGTACTTCGGTACTGGGACCATCCAGATCGGCAACGGCGCGACGACGACATACTTCGACATGACCGGCGAGGTGTTGCAGTTCGTCGATACGGTCGGCTACCTCCAAATCAGCGCTGGGCTCTACACCATCAGTGCGACAGGCTCTGGGTGTGACTGTGTCATCACCGGGTCCGTCATCCGTGGGCCATCTTCCGATGATTCCACTAGGGTCTACTTCGACTTCAGCGACACGAACCACGTGCTGACATTCACGAACAACCTCATCGTGAACGGAGGGACCGTCGAGTTCGCATCCGGACAGACCGCGACAGGCAATACCTTTGATGACTGCTTGCAGATCACTCATGGCGGCGCGAACATGAACAACTGCACCGTTCAGGGGTATGAGGGAAGTTCTGACACGGCTGCTGTCCTCTATGACGTCGCCGTAGACCCAGATGGAGAGATGGACGGCATGACGTTCATCAAGGGCACTGCGTCGACGCATGCCATCGAGTTCGGGTCTAACACGCCTGGCAGCATCACCCTTCGTGGCCAGACATACACCGGGTACAACGCCAGCAACGGGAATGCGGACAGCACGTTCTACAACAACACTGGCGGTGCGCTGACGATCAACATCGTCGGTGGAAGCGGCAACGTCACATACAAGAACGGCTCTGGAGCAAGCACGACCATCGTGCAGGACCCAGTCACGCTTACGGTGCATGTCCAGGACATCGATACGGGTGACCCCATCGAGGGAGCGAGGGTCTTCGTCCCCATCTCTGAGGGCGGGCACGGATGGCCATATCAGGCGAGCGTGAGCATCACGTCGTCAGGAACGACTGCGACCGTTTCGCACACGGCCCATGGAATGCTGTCGAACGACTACGTCTGGATCCAAGGCGTGAGCGAGGACTACTACAACGGGGTGCACCAGATCACCAAGACCGGCGACGACTCCTACACCTATGTGATGGCGTCGAGCTCGACATCTCCAGCCACAGGCACTCCCACGTCCACGTTCGTCGTCATCTGGGCGTTGACCGACGTGAATGGCGATGCGAGCAACTCGTACTCATACACTTCGGACCAGCCGATCGCTGGCAGGGTACGCTACTACCCAAGCCCATACACCGTTACCTACAAGACTTCACCGGTCACTGGCGCTATCGACTCCGAGAAGGGCCTGGACGTGACGGTGAACATGGTCCCTGACTGATGGCATACGTAGACTGGGGAGCTCGTGTCGTCTATATCGACAGGAGCGAGTTGACAGAGATCGTGGCCGATCATGTCTACGGTCTTGATACCACGTGGCTCTGGCAGACCATCCACGACCTCGAAGACGATGTAGAGGGCATGAACAACCCAGACATCATGCGCCACTCCCTGCCCTACACATTGTCTGGCGTGACATATGCGCGAGCCGTCGAGATCATCAACGGATACCGGGTCCAGTTCACCGGACCACCACCACCGAACGACTACTTCTCTGTCGTCCTGTCTGGCGGGAACAACAACGTGGCAGACGTGTTCATCCCGAACCCGGTGAGTGTCATCTCTAACAACTCTGCTGGACTCGCAGAGGCGACGGCCACCGACGCGGTATGGAACGAAGTCTTGGAGGGCGGGTACACAGCACGCGAACTCGTTCGCATCATGGCCTCTGCGCTCGCTGGGAAGTTGAGCGGGGCAGCATCAGCGAACGTGAAGATCCGCGACCTTGCTGACTCCAAGAACCGCATCGATGCCACGGTCGACCCGGATGGAAACCGCATCGCCGTAAGTATCGACGCTACGGAGTAGGGCTATGCCCTTCCCTCCGACCTACTTTCCAGTCACCTACTATGCGCCGGTCTATTGGCCACCCGGCGGTGAACTGGCCGGTATCTTCTCGATCGACGCCGTCATTAGGCGCACACTCGAGCACAGTTTCAGCACGGACGCTGTACTTGTAGACACGAAGTCTGGTACATTCCCGGCACAAGCCATCATCGAGAAGACGGTACAGGCGGGGTTTGTAGCGAATGCACTGCTCCGTGACACCCGAACGGGCGGGTTCGGCATTGATGCCGTCATCATCGATAACGCCTATCTCGAACTGGCATGGCGTGACGTCACCAACTACCTCAAGTGGACGGACCTGACGCCGTTCGTAGGCTGGACTGAGTCCTCTCGCTTCCTTGGCTGGGCAAACAGCACAGACTTCGCGGCCTGGGCGAAGTCGGAACGATTGCTTGGTTGGAGCGATTCCACGCGGTTCCTCGGATGGACAGACACAGGGATGCGCCTGTCCTGGAACGACACCACCTACCATCTCGATTGGAGTGACATCACGGCGTTCCTCAACTGGGCTGATACGACAAGCCGGATCGGATGGACGCAGACGGCACCCATCTTGGGGTGGACAAGGAGTGTGTACATGGGCGAGTTCGTGACCGGGGATACCGGACCGAAGCTCGAGGGCGTCATCCACAGGCTTGGTGCTGATCCAAGCACGACCGCAGAAGACCTGACCGATTGCACGGTCAAGTTCCAGATGCGCAAGGCGAATGACGTGAACTACACAGTCAATGCCGCTGCCACCATCGAGGATGCCATTGATGGTTCGGTGTCGTATTCGTGGGCTGCGAATGACCTCAACGAGCCGGGTACATATCAGGGACGATGGGAGATCACCTACGGAGAGCCACTCGCACTCCAGACGACGCTAGATGGCTCCGACGTCACGACCGTGTCGGTAGCAGAGCCTATCCCGAGCGTCGTTCCGGCTACCGGATACATCAGGATCGAGCGTGATAGCGGCGCAACGACACGACACGCGTACACATCGTGGAGTGGCAGCGACTTCATCATCGCTTCGACTGACTTCAGTTCTGATAACGCGACCGCAGCGAACGTCGTCGTGGCAGAGACGACCATCGTGACGACCGCATACCAGGACGTCATCGTCGTCAGGCAGTAACCCCTACCTCGGAGGGACGAGTGGCTAAGGTCTTCTGGCATGGAGATGCCGGATGTCATACGGGCTTTGGACGTGTGACGCACGCTATCGGTGAGCGTCTGGTCCGTGACTATGGTCACGAACTCCACGTGCTGGCTATCAACTTCCAGGGTGACGACTGGCCTGGGCAACTTGACCCGACCAAGAAGACGCCGCTGTGGCTGTACCGCACGAACACCAAGAAGGGTGACGACGTCTACGGGATGACTCGCATGATCGAGATCATCCTGAAGGTCGAACCGGATGTGAATGTCCTCTACAACGACCCGCACATCCTGCTCCAGTACCTGTACAAGAACCCGTGGGATCCATACAACGGGCTTCTCAACTGGATCCCGAACATCACATACGTACCGTGTGACGGTACCAACCTCCCCCAGGAGTGGAAGACGCTCCAAGAGGTCACCAACATGGTGTCGTTCACACACTGGGGGCAGGAGTCCTACCCGAAGTCGAAGGTCGTCTACCACGGCGTCGACACCGACCAGTTCTGGCCGGTAAATGAGCGACCTATCACCGTTTCGAACGGAGAGGTACTGAGGACAAAGAAGGAGTGCAAGGAAGCCTTCGGGTTCCCCAAGGACTCGTTCTTGGTACTGCGGGTCGACAAGAACAGCGGTCGCAAGGACTTCCCGGCGACCATCCAGGCGTTGCAGCCGTTCATGAAGCGGCACTCGGACGTACACGTTCATCTCCACACGGAGAAGAACGGTGGACTCTCAGGTGCCAACCTCGAGACACTCTTCGCACGCTACCCGGATATCGCACGAGAGCGCTGGCACACACCAGACGATTTCGATACCTACACCGGATGGCCGCAGGAGAACCTGAACGCGTTGTACAACGCAGCCGACGTCTTCATCTCCACGTCACGTGGGGAAGGCTTCGGACTCACGCTGGCAGAGGCGGCAGCATGTGCCGTGCCTGTCATCGCACAGAACGTATCCGCCATCCCCGAAGTAGTGGGGCCGGGTGCAGTACTTCTGGAACCACAGCGTCTTATCACCGTGCCTTCTGGTGAGGACATCTGGCTCGCGGACATCGACGCGTTCACCAACGCGCTCGAATACCTCTACGAGAGTGCCGGGGCTAGGCGTTCGCTGGGCGAAGCAGGAGTCGAACATGTCCGCAGGAGTTTCTCCTGGGACGTCGCCGCCGAACGTTTCGATAAGTTCATCACAGCCCTTGCGAACGACAAGCGACAGGAGCAAACATCAGATGACTGACATCGGGGGCATGACTGACCCGGTTGCCAAGTTCAACATGTTCTCCGGTGTCCTTAAGGCCGGTGGAGGCGACGGCGAGCCGATGACGCTCTCCGGAGTCGCCTCTTCGACGGTCGAAGACCTTCACGGAGATAAGATCCTCCGTAACGGCCTGAAGGACATGGAGAACCAGGTCGTAGGAATGACCATCTTCCGTAACCACTCCTACAGCGTCCCAGAGGACGTGATGGGGACTGCCACCGGGGGCAGGATCGTGAAGCGTGGCGAAGACAAGGACGGTAACGCCGTCTGGGACTTCGACATCGACATGGTCGTGAACACCGCGAATCCCAAGGCTATCGAGACTTGGGAAGCGATCAAGAAGGGCACCAAGCTTGGCTTCAGCATCGGCGCGAACATCCCCAACGGGGAGTTCGAAGTCGACCGGAAGACCGGTGCCAAGACCATCAAGCGCATCCAACTCCTCGAAACGAGCATCGTAGGCATCCCAGCGAACCCACGTTCGTGGATCGCCCGAGCAGTCGAGTTCATCGACGTGACGAACGCTCTGATCCCAGAGGAGGTCGAGGATGCTCCACCAGCCGACGATCGCGACCTCGAGGACATCGTCCTCAGTGAGGACGGAGACGAGGATGAGATTTGTCCTGACTGTGGCGAACGCCACTCGTCTGAGGACAAGTGCAGCACCCCACGTCGTCGGAAGGAAGACGCTCCTGCTGATGTGCAGGACGTTACAGAAGCAAGTTCTCCGTCAGACGCTGTTGATAGCGCACCTGACCCGGAGGTGGCTGACGCTACCGACCCGGAAGCGGGAGACACGCCCCTTGAAAGCGACTCTGTGACTGAGTCCTTCGAAGCAGATGACGAGGCAGAGCTCATGAGCTACCTGACCGAGTCTGTCGGTGACCTGGCCACTGTGGTCAAGGAGATCACCACTGCACGCGTAGAGCGTGCGGCTGCCAAGAAGGCGCAGGCAGAAGCCGAGCGGGAGCGTGACGAGGCGTACAAGATCGTGTACGAAGCCCTCGTCGAGGTTGGCGCTGCTGTCAACCAGATCAAGAACACACCACTGGGACGAAAGACCGCATTCCGTGCGGGCTTGAACCGTCTCGAGAACATCGAGCGGATCTACGGACCAGATATCGTCAAGATGATGGAGAACAACCACAATGAGTGACCTTGCTGAGATCAAGGGCCTCCTGGAGTCGATCCGGGGTGACCTTGACGCTCTGAACGGCGCTCCAGCACTTGAACTCGAAGCGGAGAAGGCCCTGAAGGTCGACCCGGCTCCCGCCGGTATCGCCCAGCAGGCAGTGGCTCCTCAGACTCAGCGCACCATCATGGGGCCTGCTGAGATGATGGCCATCCGCAAGGAGCTCAAGGGCATGGATGATGCCGAGCTCATGATGGCGTTCGCTATCCAGGCCAACAAGCCAACGGGTATCCCCCTTCAGGCATGGTTGGCTGCTGGTGGCGAGACGCGATCAGCCGCCTTTGACAAGGCGTACGACCAGGAGTTCAGCCCCGAAGTCCAGAAGCTGCTCGACACGAGCGGTGGATCTGCCCTCATCCGGCAGGACTTGGAGCCTGTCCTCTACGAACTCTTCATTCGAGAGTTCCCCGCTTTCGCACGGTTCCCGAAGGAGCCCGCTAATGGTCTGGTTCACACCTACCAGCAGCAGTTGACCTTCGGTTCTGCCCAGTTCATGGGTGAACTCGGAACCGTGACGGACGACAACAGCACGTACCAGCGCCAGACCACGAACATCGCGATCGTGGCGACTCGACGTGGTGTGTCTCTGAAGAACCAGTTCGCTGCTCTTCAGTCCGGTAGCGGGTTCAACCCCGAGAACCTCGAGCTTCGCGGTGGCCTTCGTTCCATCCAGAAGAAGATGCAGGACACCATCTTTGGTGGCCACAGCACCGACTCTGGTGGTACCGCCAACAACGAAATCGGCCTCTACGACGCCAACGGTTTCACGGGCCTTCGCGCCCTCCTGAACACTGGTGACTCGTTCGTCAAGAACGTCGACCCTGCGACCAGCCCTGACACGACCGGTTCTATCCGCCGTGCCGTGGCCAACGCTAGCGTGGACATCATGAACTACGGCCCTGGCCGTCCTCGCATGATCTACGCGAACCCTCTCGACGTCGAGACGTACAGCCAGCAGCAGGAAGCCAAGCAGCGATGGGTCGGCCCTTCAGCCGGCATCGTTCCTGGCACTGAGGCTATCGGCGTGATGACCCCGTTCGGGGCCATCGGCTTCGACCCGATCCCCGGCAACAGCATC